ACCCACCGTCCTGAATGTTGGTAGGTGCGTCAAAGGTGGTGTTATTTGTGAGAGTCAACTCGCAGACTTGATTAGTAGATAAATCCCAATCCTGCGTAGCATCGAAAGTTAATTGGGTGCTGTTGAAATTTTGAGCGGCAGACCACTCGGTTGCCACATCGGTCTTGCTGGTGTCGGCATCGTAGGCTTGAACGTCTGTGCCGATAGTCCCTGTAGCTGCATCCCCTAACCCAAGATTGGTGCGGGCCGTGGATGCAGTTACATCACTCAGGTTGTTGCTGATTTGGAGGTAGTGCGCGTTATGGTTATGCGCCGATGCAGCAGCACCAATATCACTCAGCACTTCAGACCCGCTGCGACTCTCTAATCCGTTTGCTGTAAACCGAGCATACTCGTCATCGGCCACAGCCGCTGAGTCAATTTGAACGGCGTTGGTGTTGGCGATGCCGAAGGTGAGTGTGTCCTGTTTGGCGTCCACCTCAGATTGCGTGACCTCTGCGTTAAGTGTGGCCCCGCTAAAGCTCAATCCAGTTCCAGCGGTTACTGCATCCTGCTTGGCGTTCCATGTTGCCGCACTGCTGATTGCCGCATCGCCAATGTTACTCAGGCCCAGAGCAATCGTGCCGCTCGACGTAATCGGCGACCCGGAGTCTACATCAATACCGTCCGAGCCAGTGATCGCCACGCTGGTTACCGTGCCGGAGCCGCCTCCGCCCCCGCCTGACCCACTGCTGGCTGCCGTGATCCGGCCCTGTGCGTCCACCGTAATATCAGCATTGGTGTAGCTGCCAGCAGTCACACTTGTGTCAGCAATCTTCGCAGCCGTCACGGCGTCATCAGCGATCTTATCGGTGGTTACAGCGTTATTAGCAATAACCGTTGCCCCGTCACCTGTGGAAGTTACATCGCCAGTGTGGTTCGGGTGGCTGTAATTGTTTGCGCTTGCAGTGATTCCATCTAGCTTGGTTTTATCGCCATCGGCAAAGGCACCCTCGGATGGTTTAGGCTGAAGGGTTGAGATTGTAACGCCCTTGACTCCGGCTAGATCGGTAAGCTCGGAGTCCATTAGTGCGCCAGCGGCTTCCACGTTAGTCGCGTCAGTTACATCAGCCGAAGTCTCGATGCCGTCTAGCTTAGTTTTGTCACCATCAACGAATGCACCTTCAGACGGAGCAGCTTGCTTTGCGTCCAACTCAGCCTGAGTCACTTCAGCGTTCAGGGTGTCACCCGAAAAGCTGAGTCCATCGCCAGCCGTAACAGTGGCTTGCTTCGCGTCCAGAGAAGTTTGCAGGTTAGTCACATCGCTGATCGCGTGCGTGTGGCTGCTGTCTGCTTTGCTTGCCAATAGGTTGCTGACTGTGACCTTCTTGGTAGTAGACGTTGAGGTGTCCACCACTGGCACGACATCATCGCTTGCAGGTGTGCCGCCGAGTGCTGTTAGCTCTGAGATTTTCTTGTTCGCCATTGGATGCCCCTCTAATAAGTTTGAATGTCAAGCCGGCGCGTTTGGCCTTGCTGACGGTAAAGTTTATCGGCCTCCATCATCAGAAGGCTTTCAGCATTACGGTCACCCGCCATTGCCAGTTCGTTGTTGCCGGTCGCCCGGAGGTAGTCTGAGTAAACGCCGCGAATCAGGTACGACTGAAAGATCGCGGGTATCTTAACCAAGTCCCATTTGGATGACGTGGTGGACGGTGACTCGTTAACGGCCACCGCCGTGTTTGCATCATAAAAATTACCAGCATGATAAACCTGATCACCGCTGCTATAGGTGCTGGACGATGAGTACACGCTGCCGGTCAGGCTGGGCCGCACAATGCGGTACTCCAGCCAGACCGGGGTAGCGTTGTCCCTCAACTGAACATAGCGGTTTGTTCCATCGTTATAAATTGACCAAGCAAGCATGTCATTGATCGTTGTCTTGCGTGGGTTCTTGCTGGTTACATTCAGAATCTCTCCAGCGTCTGCCGGGTAAGATGCAACCTCTACACCGTCTGTGTCGGTCACTGCCGCGCTAACTACGCGAATAGTGTCCGGCCAATACTCACCCTCCCAGCACATGCCTAACCGGCCATCAGCCATATCTCTGAAGCGGTTAAACTCAGACGTACTGAGATTGTCAGGATCTAGCCCAGACAAGTGGGCCGCCCCGTTCAGGATCGATGAAAAGTTTAATGTTCGCATTTTAGTAGCCGGATGCTGCCGGAGATACTCCAGTCAGGCCGATTTGCTTGTTCTGCTGCTGGGCAACGCCCATCTGTAAATTCTGCACATACTTGCCGAACAGATCCTTGAACAGTTCGTTGCCCTGTAGTGCCTCCTGCACGCCCGGACTGCTGCTCGCAATCTCTTGGGCGAACTGCATCTTGGTGCCGGCTGTCGGATCATTGCTGGCATCGGTGTAGGTCGCCTCTACGCCGTTCATCATACCCACAATCTCGCCCTTCACTTCCTCGTACATCTTGCGACTGGCACCCATCTGGTCGGTGAGCAGTTCGTCTGCGCTTTCAGGCGCAACTGCCTTGAGCAGCTTGTTAACCAACTTACTGCGGTCGATGGTTCCGGCCATGTCGAGCGGCACGATGGCTTGAGCGATGGTTTGCATCTTCTCCTTCACCAGCTCGTTATCCATCTCGCTCACATTGAAACGCAGATTGAAGTCGTACCGGGAGGCGTCATGCGTGATAGCCTCGCTTGCCGCACTGCTCGTGATCCGGGCAATTTCTTCAGGGCTTAAATACTGAATGCAAAGCCTGAACATCTGGCGGTAAACCTCAGAGTAATCCCGCAGCCACTCATTGATCATGCGCTGCTGCTTCATCATGGTCTGCGTCTGAGGCACCTTGCCGTTTGGCCGGCCAAAGTAGGTGTCAACCTGTAGCTGCACAGCCTCGATCAAATTGAACGCAGTCTGCGGTGGCCGGGATGGCGGTTGCAGGAACTGGTAGTCACCAGCCTTGGTGACCGGCAACTGCTGTCCGGGGCCAATCTTGTTGGCTAGTCCAAGGCGTTTATTGACCTGCAATGGCGGCATAGTCTCAAAGCTGGTGCTGTCAAAGATTGCGTCACGCTGCGCTTTGATTTCGTTCTGCCATGTTTGCACAAGGTGCGGGATGCCACGGCACTCAACCACCCGGCGTGCAACGCTTTCGCGCCGGAACAAAACAAACGGGTACTGGTTGTGCGCGTAGTCGAGCATCTCGTGCTTCGCAAACTTCACTTTGCCATCTACGGCCTGCATGAGTGGGCAGAAGATGGTGTAGTAGATTGACGGCACACCGTTGGCATCCATCTGCCGGGTGTAGGCGTAGGTAATCTCAACCAAATTGTCGCCACGCTGAAACTCGCTAACCAGACCCTTGAGGGTTGTCTGGTCTAGGTAGTTAAGGCTCTTGCCGGCTGTGTTCAGTGCCTCCTCAACAAAGGACTCGTCCCACCCCTCAGTGGTCACCTTGCTCCGCAGCTCAACCTCAGTCATGTACTGCCGGCGGAAGATCACACGCGCATTTTGGATGTCGATTGTCTCCGGCGGAACGACAACCTCTTCGTGAGGCTTCAGGGCAACAGCCGATGGCCGGTTGCGGCAAATGTATGCTTCAGGGAAGACCGTTTGACCTTCTTCGCGCAATTCCTTCACGATCCGGTTAGCCCTGCGCTTCTTGAGGTCAGGCACGAACTGCATCAGAAGCTCGGCAGCCTGATCGGCGCGTTCCTTGTCTGCGACCATTTCAGGCAGCTCGGCCAGTATGCTGGACGGATCTACCTGTTGAGCCATCATAACAAGCTGCTCGATGCTGATCGGGTTATTGCGTAGGGTCGCCTGCTGATCCCAGCCGACAAACATAGCCGCCCACCCGTAGGTGTTCACATAGTTCGCCAGCAGCTCCGACTCCTCCTGCAACGTGTTTTGCATGGTGGAGCGAACCCAGTTCATCATGGTGGTCGCCGCAGCAGCCGGTTCGGTGTCTGTTAGCTCAACAGGGTTAACACGCAGGTCAGCGCGGCTGTGTGCTACAGCCAGCATGTCTACGCAGTCGTTGATGATCTGGTCTGCCAAATACACCCGGCAATCGGATGCCCCCTCGAACGGGAATGCCTGCTGGCCTTCAGGTAAATTCTTGCTCCATTTTTTGCCGTCATCAGACTGGCCTGTCCAACGCGCAAAACGGATGTCTTCAGCGTCACGCACGTTTTGCAGGGTAAGCCCCTCATCAAGTGCGCGGCGGTACTCAACAATAAACTCGTTAATGTCGGGCGTCTCAGAGAAGTGTGCGAGTTTATCGTTCATTTATAGACTTTGACTTTTCTGCCGTAGCCGGTCGGGATGAATCCATCACCACGGTAGCCAACTTGAATCTTCCCAGACTTCGAGTTGACCCGGACATCTGGATTGTCCTCCAGATACCGCTTAACAAATTTTTTATCACCCCAAACATCGTAGCCCTCACGCTGCCCCCAATAATGGTAGGCGGTTGCCGGCACTGAGGCTTTCATCTGGCCCATGCCATCAACGTGACTGTACTCCTTGGAGTTGTTCGCGGCACCGTTGGCTCTAGCTTCAGAGTAGGCGGTGTCGCACTGTGAAAAGACCCTCTGCCGGAGGCGGGATGCAACTGCGTCCCGTAATTCCCCCGGCAGAGAGTTGATAGCTTCTTCAAGCATTATAGCTACTGACTATGCTTTAGCTGGCTAGGTCGAACTTGCCGTGAGCAAGCGGATTCTGCACAACAAGAGCAGCAACAGCTTCGATCATACGGATCGGGCCACCGCCAGCGTCAGGCAGTTCCTTCACTTCAGGCAGTTTGCCGTAGCGCAACTCAATGCCAGACATGTCCAACACATAACCGTCAGTTTGAGCGGGCATGAAGTTGTCCGGCACCAAGGAACAAGTCCCGAAGTCGCCTTCAAACAAATCCACGGCAATCGTCACCTTCTTGCCTGTTTGCGGCGAGAAGGTGCGGATTTGAGTTGCGGCGAGTTGGTTGCTGGCATCAGTTACGCTGCGAGTACCAGTGAGGCGGTCAGTGAAGGCACGCTTCAGGGTACGGCCCAACGGCACAGTGTAGGTCTTGATGCTGCCAGTCTGAGCATAGATGCTCGCCAACACGTCCTGTACAGTCGTGTCAGTGATGTTGCTCGTCGTAGCAGTAGTCTCGATGCTGGCCGATGGGGTGCGGAACCCACTGTCAACCTGAAGCACAGAACCGCCGCTGGTGCTGATCCAAGTGCCAAGGGCTTTGGTCAGGTAAGCGTTGGTGCCGTCATCAGCTTGCGCGTCATTGGCAGACAGGATCGTGCTTTCCATGTCGCGCTTGATTTCAACGAGCTTCTTGGCGATGCCGTTAGACAGCTCATCTTTCAAGCCTGCAACATTGCTGACTTCCAAAGACAGCGGAGACACACGAATCGAGCGACGGAAAATCTGAACGTAGTTGCTCAGGATCGCACGATTGGCTCCGGGGTTCTGGTAGTCAGACGAACCAACGTCTGTGCCATCAACAGTGCCAGTGGTAACTGCGCTGTCATAGCTGTCGGCTTGCCACTGCATGAGTGTGTTGCCGGGTTTGCTTCCTTTCTTGGCGGAAGACACAACTGGACAGTCGTGCGCGTCTACCAAGGCGATTAAATCAGCGAGGTCTTCTCGCTTACCGATTTGAGTCCTCTCTAAAAGAGATGCCATTTTATATTTCTCCTCACATCTTGCTACATATCCGCAGCAAGTACATTTGCGAGGTCTTCCACTGAGCCTGAGTCTGTGAAGCGTTGGCGGGCAGAAGATGAACGGGCGGCTGACTCATTGACCGGGGCCGGTTCAGCGGTTGGGGCTGCCGGCTGTGCCGGTGCCTTTTTCGGCTGTGTAGCCTTCTTCGGTTTGGCAGCTTGCTGCTCTTGCGACAGGCGCATTTGCATTCCCATTAAAGTGTCACCAACGATGACCTTGTAATCAGGAAAGCGTTGAATCTCTGGAAACTCCCTCAGAATATTGTTGGCGGCCTGATACTCGGCTGACGCCTTATCGTTCCACCATTTGTACGACTTTAATGCGTACTGATCATTCTGCTGGTTTTCCTTGATCCACTGCTGTCGCTGCGGCAGCCACTTGCGGATAGCCTTTGATGCTCGTTTGCGTATATCACGCACCTCCTCGGCTGAATACTCTACCTCGCCTTCGGCTGTCTGGACGATTGCCCCGTCAGGGTTATCGTCACACCAGTCAAGCACCTGCTCTGCGTTTGCCTCCTCCTTCTGGACATCCTCCGTCTTGGTGAGGTTAGCGAACGGATTGTCGGGTGTTACCGGCGCGGTTACGACCGACTCAGGTTCGGCAGGTTGCTCTTCCAGCTTGGCCTCGGCTGCCGCAAGTTTTTCTTCGGCTGCTTTGGCTCGCTTGGTGAGCTTATTCAGACGCTTCTGAAGGCCGCGAGGTATCTCCTCGTCGCCCTCCTCGGCGTCAGCATCATCAGCTTCATCTTCCCCGGCGTCTGCTTCCTGTGCAGGTTCAGCCGTCGGTTCATCCTCTGCTTCTGCTTCTTCTTCAGTCTGTGAAAGAACCTCAGATTGGTTGCCTTCGTCCACCTCGGCTTCTGCCGGGGCTTCCTCTGGCGTTTCATCTGTCGGAACCTCAAGTTCCAGTGTTTGCTTTAGGGCGTCAGCCAGTGAGGCTTCGTCCGTTACGTCCACGGTTTGAGGGCTGTCCGTTTGCCCGCCTTTATTTGCTTCCATTGCGTTTGTAGCCCGCAAAGAGGGCCAGTGTATTAAATCCAGCGTTTTGGTTATGTGAGGCACAGCGAACTCGCAGAAACACCGCGCCGTTATGGATTTGACAGCCGCCGGAAGCATTTGGCGACACAGTGAATACCCTACGGGCCGTTAAGAGCCGTTAAGGGATATAAAAAGCGTTTAGATAGATTTTATTTAACCTTGAAGCACACTTCGTGCGTCTAACAAAACAGAAAGGGGGCAATAGCGATGGGTGGATCAGAAATTGCCTATACGATGGCCCTACTCGACACGGCGGCCAACCTCGCGCTTGGAGTAGCGGCGGTGGCTTATGTGATCAGGGGCAAATAGAAAAACAGACGGGCGGCCTTTTCGGGTCGCCCGTTTTTGTCAAATCTTTTTGGCGGAAATAAACTCTGTCGCCAATCTTTTCTGTCCCACCTAATTCCAGCGTCACTGGTGACTTTGTAAACGGACAAAATGCCCACCTACTTGTGGCATTTACATGTCAATTTTGTCCGCTTTAATTATAAGGATGACAGCAGATACAAATAATCTAAACGATATAAATGCGTTTGGATCATTTGCATCTCTTTGGTGGGTTTAGCCCGTAAAAACAGGGCCAGGATTTCGTTTTAAGGCGTTTTAATTGATTGCCCGGTATGCTGACATGGGGCAAATTGAGTTTACATTGGCACTCTAGTGAAGCCGGTAGTGTAATGCTCGAATACTGCCGTTTCATCATCAAGGTGCTGAATCATCTGACCATAGTCATTAAAGCAGCAATCGTATTCCTTGATTCCGCAGCAACCCGTCTCATTCACTTTTTTAGCGCATCGCTTTGCGGCGGCAAGACTGTGCGTCCAAAACCCCTCAAACTCCTCATCCTCCTCAATCCAACCAAGAACAATATAATACTTCCCAACCTTCGCCACCGTCTCTCCCTCTACTATGTCGCCTACCTTGTAGCTCATGCCCTAACAGTCGCACGAACCATGCCAATCGATAAATGCCCAATTTTGTGGGGTATATTACTTTAGAGTCATGTAAGAAAATCAATTTATATTGATAAAAAATCAATCTAGCTTTAAATCAAAGCCCCTCATTCCTTACGCCCACGCGCCATTTCGCGGATAGACTCGAAGTGCGCGATCAGCTCACTGACAGCGGCGGATCTGCCGCAGGCGAACGCTCGCTGGTTAGCGTCCAGATTGATGTCTTGAGTGGCGATAACCTCAGACTGCTCGTACTCGCGCAGGTTAAGCATCATCTCTGTCCACAGCTCATTTTCGCCCTCCCACTGGAAAGCTGAATAGTTAATTTGATTTGATTCCAACATGTTTCAGTAAATCGTCACGGTGATACTTATGCCTGCCACCCAGCATTCTGTAGGTCTTGATGACCTCCGCACGGCGCAGCTTTGCAATGTACTTGGTGGAAAGGCCGGTCAGCTCTGCTGCTTCAGATAAGCTGAGTAATAGCGGAAGTTTTTTCATCAGTAAGTTCCTCCACCCGTGGCCGCAAACGTCTTCTCGTCCACATGCGACAGGTCGCTCGTTATCAGGTAGCGCAGCACGTCTATCGGATCTTTGAACTTGTTTTTGTCCGCCCCGGCACTGCTGACATTCTGCAAGCAGTCAATCAGGTTTCCGCAGTCACGGCTGATGTATAGCTTCGGCTCGTTAATCATCGTTACCGGCTCCTCCGTGTTGTACGCCATCGCCTCGTTGATCTGCTGCACACCCTGATCGACATTCAGGCCGGGTGCCTGAGTGAACCACATCTCGTTCGGCTCATCGGCCAGCATTTCGATCAAGGTTATGCCGCCCTCCTTGGTCGCCTGCTGACTGCCGCCGGCTCGCGGATCGATAAACCGCTCCTCAATCTTCTCGCCATTCTCTAGCTCCAGAAACAGCTCTTTGTACTCGTTAATCCCCCTACCCTCCGGCTTCTGTGCCGGCCCCATCTGGCCCTCAACTTTATCGCCGGGGATAGCCCACTCACCATACGTCTCCTTGTCAGGCCACTCCCGGTAAACGTACATGCGGCCATCAGGCGTGCAGCGTAGCCACAGGGCTGACCAGTTGCGGCTGCCGGCAGGATCGACACACATAAAGTTCGTACCCTCCGCCGGCACATCTTCAGGCTCCACGACATGATCCTTGCCGAACTTCGGAAACCAGTTGCCGGTAGCCTTCTCGCACCAGCCATAGGCACGCAGCCTAATGGTGACCGTGTTTTCACCCGATAAACTGCGCTTCATCTCTTCAGGGCTTTGAAACGGATTCATCTCAGAATGAAACCAAATCACGCCGCTGGATTCCTTTACGCATTCACCGATATAAGGCATGTGGCCGGGGCGACACCCAGAGGGAGGCGGGGAGGTTTGAAGCAGGGAAGCCTCCTTCTGCTGAGTGATTTTCGCCCCAGCCACAAAGTCATTCACGACAGGCGTCCACCCGGTTACCGGGGTCGCACTGATCAACATCTTACCCGTACCACGACTGCCGCGCCTCGTGATCAAACGGTACTCTGCCGTCTCCACCCAGTGGTACGGAACCAGCTCATCAAACCAAACCGCATCAGCCTCTAAACCCTCCAGAATGTCAGGCTGCTGGGCGTAGTTCAGGAAGAACACCTGCGAACCGTTCGGCAGAATAAACGTGCCATCGGTAAAGCCGTTTTTCTGGCTGTAGTTGATGTTCGTCGTCTTGGTCTTCTTAATGTGCTTAAACTCAATCGGCAGCATGTGGAACATCGCCGGCTGCTGGTCACGAATACTGCTCGCAGCCGTCATACTGAAACACGCAATGCGACTGTTTTCCTTCTCCATCAGCATCTGCATCAGCCACCAAGCACTGAAGGCCGTTTTACCGCTCCGGTTACCCCCGCTAATCAGCAAACGATCATTATCGGCCAGCAGACGTGCCGCATCCTTCCAATGATCAGGGATAACCGTGTGCCGGTACGGGTCGAGATAGGACGGCCTCAAACGCTTGTAAAAATAGTCATACAGCCATGCAGAAACATGCTCTTGACCATTCTCAGCAACCTGATCAGCCAGAAACTCTCTCGTAATACCAAGGTGCCGGCTAGGCGGCCACAGCAGGCACGTCTCCAGCAGCTCTTCAGGTGTCTTCGGTTCCAGATTCATCAGGTAAAATTACGGTTACCTCGGCAGGGCATTTAGAACACTTGAACTCAGTCAGTATTCCGCCCCTGTCCCAGCCAAGATCCTCCAGATCATGGTCACTCTGCCATATAAGCTCAGATTGACAGTGCCAGCACTTCATTTGTCATCCATTAGTGAGCGGCAAAACAGGTTGCCGATCAGAATTACCAGAAAGTGAGCGGCAAACAGAAGGGCCGGTACAGTGTTCACTAATGAGGTCAGGAGCTACACGCAGAACGCATAGAAAACCCCATGTGCGCGACTCTCTCACGCCTCTAGTCCGTACCGGCTTCATCAGATTGTTTGCCAAACTTCAAATCGTCAATTCCCGTCTGTTCGCCACGTTTTCGCAGCCACGCCTCCGCACGACGGTTAAACTGCTTACACTCCTCGATGGTCGGCCAGTCAGAGTGCGGCACAAACCCCGTATACTCGCCCTCAGTCGCCTGCCATTTTCGGTCGCCTCGGCCCGACATACCCATTGCCCTCCTTCCGTACCAAAACACGCATATCCGGCTTATACAGCCGATTATCGCCCACATTAGCCAAGCTAGGCTCACGCTCACCATCAACCACCACCCGGATCAATCGAGGGTTCAGTATTCTCGCCCTCAAAACGACCGCTGCGCGTTCAGCAGGCTGCTCCGGTAAAATGTCACCCAGATCCACCGAAAGACGCTCAGACAGCCATCTCAGGCCAGTATCAGTCCATACGATTGACTTGCCAAACAGTAGCCAATGCTTCTCGCCCACCGCCTCCCGGCGTAAGTTACGCAGTTCCGCCCTCGCGACTCCCGTGTGTTCTGCTAGATCGATTTCTCGTACCATCCGTTTCTCCCGTTTTTCTGTTAGTTCGGCCTGCCGTGTGGCTGGCTATTTGCAAAAATTAAATTACCCCACCAATCCGTCGAAACTGCCGCCCAAAAATCGCGCCACCCTCCCCCCGCCCCCTCTTGTGGTGTCGTTTTTTGACCATACCATATGTTGGGGTGCGTTTGGTCACGGTTTTGCTCTGTTTTCAGGATCTTCCTGTTTTTGTGGGTCAGAATGCGTGCCGGATACAGATTTCTCGTCTGGTTTGCTGCCGCCTAGCCCGGAAAGCAGGCTTCCGAGGTCGTTTTTATCGAGGGAAACGTGGATATGTTCGTGTTTCTGCTGATTTTGCCCTGTTTCGGTCAGGTAATGTTGAGAAACCACACCGTAAGTGAACGCATATTGGTTGGGAGACATCCTGCCGCTCTGGACGGCTTCCGTCATCTTGTCAGACAGTACCTCGCGCAGATTCTCGGACTTGCGAGCCATCAGATCCTTGTGGGTCGGGATGATGTCGGCGTGGCGTGCTTTGACCTCGTGGATGGTGGTTGTGGCGATACCGTAGCGGTCGGACACCTTAACGACTGGCACGCCTTCCCGCAGGAGCAGCACAATCGACCTGTACGTCTCGTATGGCATCCTGCTGCCTGATCCACGCTCTGGCTGCACTACCTGTATCGCCTGACCCTCCTGATCAACCGTAGCCAGCTCTGGTGCCGGGCCTAGCGGCGTTTCTTCTTTACTTGCTGCAAGAACGCCTTTAGCGGCTCCTGTAGCTCCGGTATCTGCTTGCACCCGATCATCACTGACTCCACTTCGCTTGATGTGTACCGGCGTGGGTTGTCCCGCAGCATCAGCTTGGCGACCGCCTGCCACTCCGCCCGTTGTTCTGGCGTCATTATTCATCTTCCCCCTCATCGAATAGTCCGGCAGCGAACATGGCGGCCAGCTCCAGCTCGCACTCCTCGCAGAGCGGGTGTTCGTCCTGAAGCATGAAACTGATTGTGCGGCGAAATGCGTTGATGGCGGCGTCCCTTGCTTTGCCGGCTGGAGCGGTTACCTCGACATTCTCGTGGAACACGATTTTGCACTCGCAAACTTCGCAAGTTGCCACGCTGATAAACGTGTGCTTCTTGGCCTTCTGTTGGTTGGCACTCATGTTTTCCCATCCTCCTTGCAAAAGCCGCTTAGAACGCATTCTCGCGCCATTAACGGCTAGGTGTTAACACCGTCACCAAGGTAACGAACCATTCGCTGACTTGGCAACGGCGTTTTGTTCTGAAGTTGGACGATTTATTCGCAGCTTCCGTTCGAGCTTTTCCGCGATTAGCTTCCGGCTGCTGTACTGCGCCTTGAGGCTGCCGGATAGCTTGTCGATCTGCTGGGAGTCGGTTGCGAAGCGTAGCTGGTCGTTTATCATGTTGATACGCTCGTTGCACTTGAGCTGTGCTTCCTTCAGCCGGAAACATTCATCGCAATGAACCATGCTCCTAAATTGGGCAACCCTGATGGCTGGGTAGTCGGTAGGTTCGTCAACGTGTACCGGGCATTTGCAGTGTGGGCATTTATGTTCTTGGCTCATAGGTCTTGGATGGCTGCAAGATCCGCAGCGGTTTCTCGTTCGATTCGTTTCAGGTAGGCTTCGGTTTCCCGGTCTTGCTGGCTCCGGCGTTTCGGCTCGATGCCCCACTCGGCTGTATCTTCATGGTAGCACTGCTGGTTGAACCAAGTGGCCGGGTGCTTGATGTACTTGGCTGACTCCGGGTCGGCGGCAATCTTCTGCTGGCAGGCCGTGGCCCAGAGTTTCGTTTTTTCTAAAAGGGCTTTGTAGGACAAGCCGTGTTCCTTCTTGGCCGCCTCCCGCTTGAGGGCCGCCTTGATGGCCTTCAGGGCATTCGGCTTGCCGGCCTTCCGAGGGTAGGCGTCATACAAAGCCTCTACTTGATCATCACATATATTATTTACCGGTTCCTTACGGTTAAGTACCGGTTCGGGTGTCACTGTGACGGTACCGGCAGGACACTGTGACGGTACGGTACCGTCACTGTGACGGGGGGTGTCATTCTGACGGGGTGTCACATTGTCGGTACGGTACCGACTCTCTGACGGTATGGTACCGTCACTCTGACACCCCAAGCCGGCCAGTTTATAGACGTTTGTCTTGTTCGGTCGGGCCTCAATTTCGATTAAACCGGACTCCTGTAATGCCGTCAAAGAGCGGCCCACAGTCCGTTCGGCTATGCTGCATCTCTCGGCCAGCGTTGTGACGCTAGGCCATGCTGATGCGTTGTCTCGGCCTGCGTAATCGGCCAGTGCTAGTAGCACGAGTTTCTGGGTTCCGGGGATAGACTGCTCCCACGCCCATGCTGATGCTTTCAGACTCACTTCTTAAACCTCCTCAGTCTGTCTTGGGGTAGGGCGTAAACCGGCCCATAGCCCAAGTCTGTTAGTTGTGCCGGGTTGATCAGTTCATCGGCCTTGGCGTACCCGGCGATACGGTAGGTCGGCATCTCACCAACCAGCAGGACGTACACGTCGCTGTCGGCTGGCTTCTTCTTCGTGTGGGCCAGTAGCTGACCTTCAGGGTACTTCGTGACCTTCACGTCCACCGTCTTGCCCTTCAGCACGGCATCATGCCCGCCGCTAACAGGGCGGATCGCCATGTCAGGGCAGACGTTGAAGTGCTTGGCGAAAGCCAGCTCTGCGGCCATGCCTTCAAGGTCGGTGATGTGGGGTGACTGACTGCCTTGCTTCAGGTTGACCTGACCGGCGGCCCGTGCCGTCATGTAACGCATCGATGCCAGCATCTGCGCCACGGCGCACTCACTCGCACTCAGGGTTACAGTCGGCTGGTTCATCGGAGCAGCATGTAGATCAGGTAGCAGAACGCAAAAGCGAACAGCAGGTCGGCCCATAGCTCGAAGTCTTTGTAGCTCACTTTGTTAGGCTTCGATTTTATCGATCTTACGGCCCAGCGTTTGCAGGATCTTGTAGCAGGAATCCCGCGCATCTGACTCCCCCTCATATCCCATCTGAGCAAGCTCACAGGCTTTCGTAATCTGATCGCGTAGAGTGATTAGATATGTAACCTGATCGACTGCCTCCATTAGTGCCTCAGTGTCTAGAGGCTTCTCCCACAGGTGACCGCCATGTTCACGGATACCAAACTTATATTTCATATCAACCAGCTCGACGAACTCGTTTTGAATGTGGCTGATGTGTTCCAGATCGGATTTTGTTGGTGCGTTCATTTTTCTCCTTATTAAATATTAGATCGTAGTTCTTACGATACTCTGGTGAATGGTTATTGCGTGGGCTACTGCCCTTGCCGTTTTTCATATCTGGTAGTCGTAGTCATCGTAGTCATTTTCGTAAGCAAGATGCTTTAACTGCGACCACCTAACAGCCAGCCGCTTGTCGTATGACAACTGCTCTTCTAGCCTTTTCTTGGCGTGCATAATGGTGCCGTGATCACGGCCAAACGCTCTTGCTGTCTCTGAGTAATGACAGCCGAACGCCTTCCATGTAATCATCATCGCTACCCAACGCGCCTCGACCAGCGGATATTCCCGGCTGTTGATTCGGCTGCGTCCCATAATAGCTTCCGGGCGTAGGTGATAAACCCTTGCAACGCCACGGACTATTCCTTCTACATTAACTCTATACATTTTATATCTCCTTGTTTGGTTTGTAGTTCTTCTCGTACTGCCACAGCTTGAGTGCGGCCTTGAATGCCTCAAACGCTTCGGCCACCTCTTCAGGCGTCCACAGCTTGAGGTACGGCTCCTCCGCCTCGGTCGTGTTGATCGCAACACTGACAACGGGTGGCGGAACCATTTCGCAGCTCTGATAGAAGGCGAGCTGCATGACCCATTTATTATAATAGGTCGGTTTATATACCGGCACCTTGGCACGGCTCTTCTTCATTTTTTGAGTCTTCCAATCGACCAGCACCGGGCCGTCACCACATACCTCGGCGGCCTTGCCTTTGAAGTAGATCATGGCGTCAGCCTTACCGGCGACACCGAGCTTGTGATTGACCAGCACTCGTTCAGTCCACTCCTGCGCCTTGATGTTGTCGGCGGCCCAGAGGCTAAACTTCTGCTGTATAGGACAACGCTCATTCCAGAGCCGTCCACCAATCATTCGCTCGATGCCGTCATGCACCTCGGTGCCAAGGCGTGCTGCTTCGTTTCGCAGATTCTCACTTCGCTCAACCAGACGGCGACCGTAGCTTTCCTCGCTTTCAGCTTCGCCGCGCTGCAATTCCACGGCTGCACTGATTGCTTGGTTCAGCTTCCAACGCTCCAGCCCGGAGCTATGTACAATCGAAAGAATGCTAGTCGGACTTGGGAGAAGATTTTCCTTACGCGCATCGCGCAAGGTGGCCTCATACCTCGGCTGACCATCGGCTGAATACCAATGACCGCCGCCGTCCGGTTTCACGAAAAGAGTCATGGCTTACCAATCAGGGTCTTCGTTTTTCTTCTCGTACCCAGAACCGTCTACGTTCTGGCCGTCAGCCGGTGGCAGGATTGCTCCAATGGACGTACCGGGCGTGCCGTCAGACTTCTGGAACTCCTCGATGTTGAGTTGAGCCTGTGCGCCAACCAGTCGAGCGGTATCGAATGAAGCCATCTCATCGGCTGTCAGGTCTGCACCGCGCCAAGACTTCAAGTCCTTGCGTAAGGCACCCTTCTCGTGAAGCGTCGCGGCGTACTTGCGCGTCATCACCATTGGCGATCCATCGCTCTTCTTCTGATCGAGTAGGAACACCAGCCAGACCTGATCCTTCTTGCCGAAGTTAGTCTCTTGGTCTTTCTTCTCAATCTCATCAACGCACACGGCCTGATGCATTCCCGGCTTGGGATTTTCCCAGCCGCCTTCACTGTTTGCTGTTAGTATCATATTATTCGGTTTTCGGTTTTCGGTTTTTGGTTTTGCAGTACGACTGCAAAGTGTTAGCCAGTGAATGAGCCTCTGGCGTAAAACTGGTTTAAGTCGTAAGCCTTGCCAGACGCATTCCAGATCCGGCGTATGCTTGTTAGCTCGAAGTCTGGGTAGCGTTGGTCGAACTTGGCTTGAATGTCGGCCTCAGTTGGCCGCCCCATGAAGCCGAGTGTGGTGCCATCGATCTGGCTTCGGTTGGATTCTGGACGCACCTTCATTGTGACATCCACCTCGTAGTAGTCTCCTGTTGTATTCATAGTTTAGGTATTTTACACCTAGGGTAAGACATCCGCTGTCCTACCAACTAACTCTCCTTGTTTTTATTCTGCTGGAGGCAGATCGCCTCGCAGAAACTTGGCAAACTCTTCTGCTGGCATGGTGACCAGCCACGGCGCATGGTTCTTCTTGTGCGCCACTATCGGCACCTTGCCGGTGCCTTCACAGTCACGCTCTGCCTGCGAAACTGCATCGCCTACATTCAGTCGTTCCACACACTTGACCTCCCAGTGTATGTAATTCAGATCCGGGCATACTACGTCTGGGAAGTCTTGCCCGAACTGATCGCGGCCTGCGTTCTGGCAGCCGCGCTTGGCATCGTAGCCTTGCGACGCGAGGAACTGGCACCATGCCCGTTCGCCTCTCGCACCTTTAGCTCGGCTGTTGATACTCATGCTGCGATGAATCGCTGTAGTGATTTAAGGGTGACCCGGATACCCTTAGGCCCGATGTGGACGGCCTGTAGCTCGCCCTTATCAATCAGGTGCGAGACATGCTGCACAGAGCAGTCGAGTGTCCGGGCCACGTTGGCCTTGCTGACTAGCCGGATCTGATCCAGCTCCTTGTGGACTTCGGCTATTGATTCAGTTAACGGCATAGTGCTTCGATCTTTCGGCAGGCGCGTTGGGTGGTGGCCGGTGCTTTGCTCACGTCAAAGGCGACCTTGCGAAACGAACCGACTCCCCAGTTGTAGCCGGCATAGATCTGTGAGCGGGTTGGGGTGTTAACACCTCGATCACGCAAATATCTTTCGATCCACGTCAAATAGCTTCTGGCGTACTCGCGTGACCACGCTGGGTGGGTCGCTCCTTGTTCGTAGCTGATGGTTTGAAGACCGGCCTTCTGCCGGATCTGCGAGACGTGCTGCCACGTCGGTCGCCAGAATTGGTAGCCGCCCTTGGCGCGATAATTACCCGTCGCCTTGTTTAAGTCTCCAACTGCCGTGTGTCGCCCCAAGCTTTCCACCTGCAACACCGCTGCGAGCAGTCTTTCGTCCACTCGGCTTTGCGCCAGTGTCGGCAGCGATGAGGCTAGAAATATAGTCAGCAGTGCTAACACCGGCATTACGCGCAGCTTTGAACGCTGCTCTGTGGAGCTTTTCATCGATCCAGCAGGCGAGCAGCTTTTTATGTTTGGCGCGTTGTAGTGGCATTCGGGTTCGGCACCGTTGCCCGCCTCAACAGGCATGGTCAATATAATTTCTTCAACAATCATGGTTATCTCCTTTTGGGTTTTTAGACAGCAGCTTTTAAATATGCGGGCTGCATCCGCACTAACCTCAATGTCGATCACGGGCATCTGAGGTATTTAACATTTCACATTATTGCATTCAATATTGGGTTACTAGCAGGTTATTCCTATTTACTAGCATTTTTTGTATAGACAATTTCAGCTTCCTGACGATTGCCATCAGAAAGCTCAGTTTTCCCGCCCATGTTGATCTGAACGTCAGGCATGTCCACGAGGTCGGCGTAGTAGTTATCAGTTGTCTTCGCTGAAGCATGGCCGAGCAGTCGCTGGGCTGCGAATAACGACTTGGTTTGCGTGGCCACCTGTGCGCCAAACCACTTCCGTAACTCGTGCGCCTTCTTCTCGAACGGCCAGCCTAAATCATTGAACCACTTGCTCAGTCTGCGGCTAACGCCCTTGCTTCGCTCATTGGCAGTGGCGGCAGGCACAACGTACTCCGAGTCATCAGACATGGTGAGAAGGTCGGCATATACATCCTCTGGCAACGGCACCCGGCGATCCTTACGACCCTTCGGCACCCAGTCTTCGGTAGCCTGCACATGGATTACCAGACGGTCGCCCAGCTTGGTGATCCACTCCTTGCGTGCCTGCATAGCTTCCTGCATCCGCAGGCCACAGCCAGCAGCCAGCCTGAACAACAGGTAGGCTGCCGGGTCGGACTCCTTGAGGTTAGGCAGCTCAGTGAATACGCGCTGCACCCATTGCTCGGTTTTGCCATAGTCGTAGGTCACCGGCATTTCCTTCAGCGGCGGGTAATCAGTGAACGAGCGGATGTCTGGAAGTCCGGGGTATACGCCCAACGCCAGCAGGCGTCGGTTGAATACCATCCGGGCGTCGGCCAGCAGGCTGTTGGCTCCACGCTTGCGGGCCTCCAGCTCCTTGCCTGCGCTGTAGCCATCAAGCCGCTTACTGAAGAAGCGGTCAATCAACTGGCCGTCCAGTACGGTGGCCGGAAGGCGATCTACAGCCTGATTGGTTTTTAGATCCAGAGACTCACGCATCAACTTATAGAGCCGGTTCACGGCCTCAGTGATTGAGCGGTCAGCGATCTTGCCAGCCTGCACCTCACGGTAGCGTGCGATGATCTTGCCGATGGTAAGCACACCGCTGACTGGTGTCTCGCCACGTTGCACAGCCTGCCACTTGCTGTATGCCAACTTGGCAGCACGGCCAGCGTCCGGGGTGTTCAGAACGTATTGGTGCGCCTTGCCTGACTGCATCCAGCGAACCTCCCAGCCTGATGCGTAGCGTTGCTCAATGGTCAGGGTTACGGCTGGCGTGACCACTCGACGTTTCGATTCAACCGTGTTGCCGGCTCGGTCGGTGTAGGGGAGGATCTTCATTTCGCCACCTCCTCAAGAATCTCAGTTGCGATTTGGCGGCGGCGGTTAACCTCCTGCTCGCGCAGGATGAGCTGCACTTCTAGGATGGCATCTCGCTTGTCGTAGCGATTAAAGAAGCCGCCTAGCTCGATGTAAAACTGCACGGCGTCGCGCAGTGTCTCTGCTTGTAGTTCTGTTAGTTTGTCCATGCGTATCTCCTGTTTTGGTTTTTAGAATACTATTGATCGAGTGTGTCTAACAAATCACGAGAATGAACTATTGCCTTCCTAGAGCAGCGGTCTAGCTCCTCGATGGCAGCCGAAAGTGAGATAGCCGTACTTCCGCGTGTGTCAGGCAAGCATCGCGCACCTGTGGCACCTTTGTATTTCTTACGTAATAAGCTATACACCCGGTCTATTGCTTTCTGACTGGACGTTGAACGCAATTCTTGTTCAGCCTCCTCGATGAATAAGCGTTGAATTTTTTCCAGCCGGATGCATATCAGATCAATTTCGTAATGCATATCCTGACACGCTTCGATTGATGTTTTTCGTTTCTGTTCAGTTGTCATATATATCTCCTGTTTTATTTTAAGGTTTTGCCAACACTGGGATGGCTATTGACCGCACTCACGACAGCCTGCTTGAGCTGCCCTTCAATGCGTTCGAGAAAGTCCGCGCTGACGCGCTGAAACTTGCCGGCCCGGTCGCGTTGCGAAATTTCGAGGGCCAGCCTCTTGACGTTTTGTTTGTTGATTAGGTTCATTTCGCCTCCATGCTTAATAGGTCAGCTATAGCCTCCCGCTTCGTTGGCTTCACTGCGGAAACCAAGTCACCTCGTCTGGCCCTCCATTCTAACCGGACACGATATCCGCCAAGGTAGACACCGCGACCATTTGGCTTTGTCCGAATCGCTTTTCTTTCAACAGTAACGCCGGAGATGTTTTTGCCTTGGAATGTTTTAGGTTCTGAATCATAACCCCAATCACTTTTCCACTGTTTCTGCGCGTTACTCATTTCGCCACCTCACTTTCGATCAGATTGGCAACCCCGCGAGCGATAGTAGCCGCCGGGATGTCATACTCGGTCACAGCTTGTCCGAGGAAGTCATGCGTTGCGACGTAGCTAGTTTTAACCAGCTCGCCATTGGCGTTGTAGGTCTTGTAAATATCAATGACCGTGTGGACGTGTGGCGTGGCCTTCTTGCCGCGCACCGGGATGTACTTTGTTCCGATCTTAATGTCTGAATACTTCATATGTAGCTCCTGTTTGTTTGTTAGATTAAATCCTTATCTTCTGCCCACTGCCAGTTATCGCAGATAACTTCCAACCGCGCCGCCCGCGCAGATAATTTCTCAGACTCCCAATCAATGCCCGCGACTAGGCCGCCGAGGGACTTGCAGCCTAATTGAGGGTTATCGTCAATGCCCCGCATGATTGCGTTAATCTCTTCAGGGCTTGAGGAGCTATTTATTTTCTCCTCTGCATTCTTGATTGCCTTGCCTGCTTGCTCCAGACGATTGGAGATTAATTTGATGTAATGAAGTGTGTCACTGCACGCATCGAGTGCGGTAGTCCGTTTATGCTCTTGCTCAAGTGTCATTTCTGTAGCTCCTATTTGGTTTTTAGAATCGCCCGCGAACCGATCACCGGCGACGAGGTATTGAATACCTCGGATAGCCCCATCGGCGCAACAATTATTTGCTCTTTTTTTGCTCTGTAGGTTAGGCAAGAAATGTCTGACGGCTGTTTCAGCCTGAAAAAAATGGGGTGATCGACCGGGCTCGAACCGGCGACAACCAGAATCACAATCCCCTGTGTAATCGTGTAAAAACCCCGGAAACATTAGGGTTTTGAGGCTAACGCCAGACTATAGCTGCCGTACAGGGTTAATAGTTAACATAGTTAACATTTGGGTTTGCACTAAACGCCGACACCGTGGCTATTGCCGAAAATTCCATTTGGCCATCACAGCATTTTCTCAAGCACGCAGGTCACCCGTTCATTCTCCGCATCAATCGCACCCTCGTCTACAAACCGCTTGCTGCCCAGCTCGGTCAGGCGGGTGAGCAGTAGGTGAATGCACTCGTGTTTGGCAACCGTATCGATCTGCTTGTCCGTCCAATCCTTTGCATCAGAAACGAAGACCACAGCCACGCACCCATCTGCATCGGCATCAATCTCAGCGTACTTGTCGGTGTACCTCTTCTGCTTAAACGTGACAGTGTACTCGTTCAGGTTCAGGGCCGACTGCCATGAAAGAAACTCTCGCTTAAATCTGTTAAACTGCCTGACCTTCATTTCAATAAGTGCCAAGCCTCCTTGTAGCTATCGTACTTCGGCAACTGGCCCTTGTGCCTGCCGCCCGTCCAAGTGAACAGCCTACCGTGCTTCACGTCCTCAACCGGGATGACGTACATTCCGACTGTGCCGGCGACCGCCACGATA